ATCATTGGGATCCTTGGCGTAGATTATGTAAAAGGCCGAGCAGAAAAAGGGGTTATGGGTTTTGGGGCAGGTGAAAAAAATCGTTCTCGTTTCGATGAGGAAGCTTATCAGTTTATGAAACGACAGGCTCGGATTATAGCTGGCTATCTTTTATAATTGAATAAAAGGGCCTTAATTATATAATAAACAAATGAATACAGAATATTGTACCTCCTGCGGCGGTCGCATGGACTACTTGATGCATAAACCCAAGTTTTGTCCGTCGTGTGGAATTTCATTCGCTGGCGCTGGAGTGTCTCCCCCTCCCCCGTCTAAACGTGTTCCGTCTGTTTTATCTCGACCTAGTCGACAAGCCCCATCACAACCAATTATAGATGATCCTGAGGGAACTGATGTAAACTACGTTCCGCCGATTTCACATTTGCAATATGAGGTCGATGGAGACTATGCGGGTATCAGTTCACGGCCGGTTTCCCTGAATAGTATTATGGGAAGGGACTATGACCCCGACAATCCCCCGTCAGAACCGCAGCCTCAGAAGAAAAAAGGAGGGCGCTCTAAAAAGCAACAACCTCCCACTATGAAAAATAAATTCGACGTCATAAAACAGTCTGTAGAGGAATGTAGAAGCTCGGCAGATAATGTGATAGATGTCGGAGAAAAATAAAGACGCTTCCTACGAAGAGAAAAGTAAGATAATCGACGAGGAGCTGCGCAAGCGGCGACCTAAGTGGTTTCTTACCTCTATAACATGGTTTGACTTTGATGACGTCTGCCAAATAATCAGGGCGCATTTATTTAACAAATGGCACCAGTGGGATCAAAGCCGTCCCCTGCAGCCATGGGTTAATAAAATTATTAGTAATCAAATGAAGAATATTCTTCGTAATCATTACAGTAATTTTGTGCGACCTTGTTTAAATTGTCCGTTCAATCAAAGCGAACAAGCATCAACAGGTAAAATTGGGGCGTTGTGCGGCTTTACTGCAACGGGCTTACAAGATTCATCTTGTCCTCTTTATGCTAAATGGGAAAAAACTAAAAAGGCTGCGTACGACATTAAAATGGCCGTAAACCTTGAATCCGAAAAAGGGCAGGTTCACCAGCTGCAAGAGGAATTGTTTGACATTGATCGAGCGGAAGCTAAACTTCATGCAGAAATGAAAAAGAGCCTGCCAGAGAAACAATACTTTATTTATGACTTACTATTCGTGCAAAATAAAGATGAGGAAGAAGTTGCAAAGATTTTGGGTTATAAGAGTAATGAGCGAGGGAGAAAGGCCGGATACAAACAAATTAAAAACTTAAGAAAAAAATTTAAAGAGCAGGCTATTAAGCTACTCAATACGAAAGACATCTGCTAATGAAACTGACAAAAGAACAAAAAGAGTTTATTCGGGAAAATGTGCAAAACACTCCCGACCTAATAGAATTAACAAGAAAATTATTTAACAATCCTGAAATAGATGGAAGAAGCAAAGAGGGAAGAGCCGTTCGTTCATTTCTAGTAAAAGAAAAGATTTCCTTCAATACCACCAAGCACGCCAAGGCTAAAGAGATAAACCTTACAAGCGAACAACAAGAGTTCTGCCAAGAGTATGCTCGAGACGGTATGAACCCTTATCAAATTGCTGGTCTATTGTTTCCCGATAATGACATAACCCCTTTAAGTCAAGAAACTAGAACCATTACTGACTACCTTAATGAAAACGGGCCGGAGGGTGAAGTGTTTGATGCTACCGAGAGTCGCCAGCAGTACATACCCCCTAAAACCTCTACAGTCATAGTAAACAAAGTTAATGAGGTAACGAGTGAAGAATGGCAACCCAATAAACTCAGCATTGCTCAGCGGGACTGCGTCGAATCGTTAAGAAAGTTCTTGTCTTCTCCTAGGTTCAGGCAAACAATGGAATCCTATCTCGATACCTATGATCGGGATCTTTTTGAGGCAGAGTTTATTAGGGCCACTCATGATAAGCCAGACCTAACTACCGATGAAGTCAATTTATATATTAATGTTTGTATTGACTATATCAACTTGAAGCATATTCAAAAAGCCATGAATAAGCTGGATAGAATGTTTGATGAGGCAGAAAGCCAACAAGAGATGACTGTTAGATTGGCGGAACTACTTAAGACTAAAAGTGACGAGTATAATCAGTGTGAAAAACGGATGGAGTCTTTAATTCAAAAACTGCAGGGAGATAGAGCCAAGCGAATCAATGCAAGACAAGACCAGTATGCTAGTATCTTATCTTTAGTTCAGGTATTCCAAGATGAAGAAGAAAGAGTGCGAATGGTTAAAATTGCAGAGATGCAAAAAGAAGCCATCGAAAAGGATGCAGATCGCTTTGAGAACATGCCCGAGTGGAAGGCTCGCATTTTGGGGATTGGACGTAGTGATATAATCTAATGAAAGAGTTTCAGTGTCAAGAATGTAAAGAGGTCTTTAAAACCGAGAGGTCTCTGCATGCACACTTGAAAAAGCACAACATGACGGTGGCGGAGTATTATACTACTTTTTATCCTAGATATAATAAGTTAAACGGGGAACCATTACCATTTAAAAATAAAGAAGAATATTTTAGTAGTGACTTCTCTACTTATCAACAAATGATAAAATGGTGCAATTCATCCGACGAATTAGAGGTAAAAGAGTATATCGGGGAACAATTAAAAAATCGCATAGCATCAAAGGGTTTAGAATACGGGCCATGCCATCTCGACATGAGGACCAAGAAGCTTCCTCCTATTTCTTTCTATAAAAAGCTTTATGGTTCTTATTCCAAGGCGTGTGCCGCCCAAGGAGTCGAAGCCTTATACAATCAAGACTTACCTAGTGACTTCTGGGAAGAACAAGAAGAAATAGACAATTTAGATATATTTATAGACACAAGAGAACAACAACCATTAGTATTTAATAAACATACTGAAATGAAATTAGATTTCGGGGACTATACAATTGGCGGCTCTTATTATGACTATACTTATGTTGACCGTAAAAGTGAATCTGATTTTAAGTCAACACTTGGTATAGGCTACAAAAGATTTAGAAAAGAACTAGACCGATGCAGAGACTTTAATAGCTATCTCTATGTAGTCATAGAAAGCGATATGAAGCAAATCTATAAGAATAATCATTTTGGTCCCCACAAGTCCAACCTGACTTATATTTTTTATAATATGAGGCAAATTATCCAAGACTACCCCAGACGCTGTCAGTTTGTATTTACTGGCAGTAGGGAGAGCTCCCAACAATTAATTCCAAAAATTTTGTACTACGGGAAGAAATTATGGAAAACGGATTTACAATACTTTATTGACACACGTGCATATGAGCTCGAACGCAGAAATAAAAGAACTTAAACGACTCCTCTCGTTAAAACAAAAACAAGTGACAGAACTACATGTTCTTATTGATACTATGCAGAGCAATCTAAGAAGCTGTATTCATTATCTTGACGAAGAACAAGAGAAGGCTGTTGGTACTAGAAGCTTGCAGTGGTGTCTTCAATGGAGAGCTGGAGATGAATTAAAATGAATAAGAAACAAATTAGAAAGATAAAGCAGATAATCGGGTTTGACGATAACAACCCGGAGCACAAACGCCTTATACGGCGCCTAAAGAAGCAATACATTGCTCTACCCCCTGATAAGCGAGTAAACCTCCTACAGGACCTCAAGAAAGCCTTTGAGGTGGAAGAATGACTTGGGATAAGGGTGTTCAAGACGTTCGTTCTCTTTTTCCTTCTGATATAAATAAAGAGATACTTTCGAAGAAAGGTTTTCTCGAGGATCGAGAGGCCCAGCTTTACTTGTATCATTTTTTGAGAAATAACATAACTTTCGCAGTTGATCTCTTAAGCGGAGTTAAATTATTTCCATTTCAACATATGGCAGTAAAAGCCATGTTTGAGACAGATTATTTTCTTGGCATTTGGTCTCGTGGTATGTCCAAATCATTTACTACTGGCATCTTTGCCTATATGGACGCAATCCTCAATCAAGGAGTTGAGATTGGTATTATTTCAAAATCTTTTAGGCAGTCTAAACTTATATTTAAAAAGATAGAAGATATTGCGAATAAGCCTGCCGCCAGATATTTAGCACAATGTATCACTAAAACTTCAAAAACGAACGACCAATGGACAATGCAAATTGGTCGTTCTAGAATACATGCTTTACCTTTGGGTGACGGCGAAAAACTTCGCGGATTTCGCTTTCAGCGAATAATTATTGATGAAATGCTGCTGATGCCTGAGAGAATCTACAATGAGGTAATTGTGCCGTTCCTGTCGGTGGTAGAAAACCCCACGGAGAGAGAAGATCTGGCAAATGCGGAAGACGCTCTAATTGCTCAAGGAAAAATGAAGGAGGAAGATCGCTTTACATGGCCGAACAATAAATTAATAATGCTTTCCTCCGCCAGTTATAAGTTTGAGTATCTATATAAGCTTTATAATCAATTTGAGGGATTGATTGACGGAAGTGGAAAAACGCAAGGAGATAACGCCCATAGAGTTATCATGAAGTTTAGTTACGATTGTGCTCCTGAAGCTTTGTACGATCAAAATCTTATTAACCAAGCTAAGGCTAGTATGAGTGAGAGCCAGTTCGAAAGAGAGTTTGGAGCCGGCTTTACTGATGATAGCAGTGGGTACTTTAAGATTTCTACTATGGCTAAATGCACTATCCCTGAGGGGCAAGACCCCAGTGTTGAAGTGGCTGGGACTGCGAGTGACAAATATATTTTGTCCTTCGACCCAAGTTGGGCCGAAAGCGAAAGCTCGGACGATTTTGCCATGCAGATCTTCAAGCTCCATGATGACGCCAAGGTAGGAGCCTTGGTTCACAGCTATGCGGTGCCCGGGGCCAAGTTAAAAGATCACATTCAATATTTTTATTATTTATTGACCCATTTTAATATAGTAGGAATAGTGGGGGACTATAATGGAGGGGTTCAATTTATTAATGCGGCGAATGAGAGCGCTCTATTTAAAGATAATAATATCAAGATAAAGTATATAGAGGTGGACTTGGCAAAACCCGAGAACTACGAATCCGAATTACAGGAATTAAAAAAACAGTATAATGTAGACTCCAAGACTTATTGTATATTAAGAAAGCCCACCTCCCAGTGGATACGACAAGCAAACGAGCTTCTTCAATCTAATCTTGACCATCGACGCATTTGGTTCGGAGCAAGAGCCACTGGAGAAAACTACAATAAGCAAGTTCGTAAAAAAATACCTATCAGTAAATTAAAGTTTATTAATAATGTCGGCTACGAAGATAAGGAGAGTGATGGGGCTAAAATGATTGATTTTGTTGAACATCAAGAAGATATGATAAATGTAACCAAAAATCAGTGTGCATTAATTCAGATAACTACCTCACCTCAAGGAACTCAAACATTTAACCTGCCTCAAGAACTCAAAAGGCAAACCGGTCCAGATAAAGCAAGAAAAGACTCTTATTCGGCTTTAGTATTAGGAAACTGGATGGTAAAGGTATATTATGACATGATGGACTCAAGGCCCCCAGCCAGCCATGCAGCGACCTTTATACCTTTTTTTGCTAATTAAAAATATAACATCCCTCCCAAGTCTAGATAAAGTGACTTTTATAC